CATCATGACGGTCACCGACCGACCCCCTTCGGCTTGGGTGATCTGCAAGGTGCAGACGCTGGTTCAGTAATGGCTATTCAAATCAGTACGGCTCGGAATGTTCACATGAACACCGACCTGTATCATACCCATGTGGCACTCTATTGCCAAGTAATGCGTAAGACTATGGCCGATGTGGTCAAAAACGAGGCACGCTTGCTTGCCCGTGACGCTTGCGACTTCACCCCACCGTTTTCTGGTTCTGCACCCACTATCAGCAAGGGCGGCGAAGGCGGATTCGGCAATAAAGCCCGTGATAAGGGTCGTGCCGCCGTAAGCCGTGATGTCCGCAGGATTTTCGCCCCGCTTGCCCAGGCTCCCTACGCTCTAGTGGCCAGCCGTGGCGACCTTGGAATCTTTGATAAATGGATTAGACTTAAAGAAAAGTTGCCCCCCCCTCATGAGCCTTCATGGATTTTCCGTGTTTTCCACTTAAACGGCATGGTGGTAACCCAGGCTGACTTTGATAACTTTAAGCAAAGACACGCACAACAGAACCAAATGTCTGGTTTTGCAAAAGTTTCCGATTATGATACGCCAGGAAGTATTCAATCGGTTCATGAGCATATTCGTGGGAAACCAAATTATTTTGTAAACAAAAACAGGAAACCTACAAACTTTACAGCCAACTTCAATTTAGTCGAAGATTACATCAAAAAGGTTCAAAAGCGTGTAGGTAAACTGAAGGCTGGCTGGTATCACGCTGGCCTTAAACTTGGCTTCATGCCTACGGCTCAATGGGTTTCTGGACAAGGCTCATCCAACGCTATTTGCCAACCACAACTTACTGGCACAAAACCCAAGGTGAAGATCGGCAACGCCATCGCCCGTGACCATTCACAAGGCTGGCACCTGTTCCAAAAGGCTTGGAACCACCGTGGCTTCGCCATGCGGGAGAAGATGCTCCACGCCCTAAAGGGTTCCAAGAACCACGGCACGCTTCTTCAGATTACCCAGAAATTACAAAAAGGCTTTACCCTTACCCAAGTTTAACCATGAGCATCCCATTCTATTCCGCCCGTACAATCGTAGAGGAAAAGGTTTCCGCCTACCTTACGGCCAACCTTACGGGCGTTGCCGTCCACAAGGGCATTACTCCAGAAATTAAGGTTATCCCTTTGGTTACGGCCTACGCCAAGGCATCCAAGGCCGTTGATGCCCTTGGTAGCCATCCATTTGGTAATTACACCGTAACCCTTGAAATCGGGGTCTATTCGTCCGCCGATGACGAAACCCTCGATCAGCACCGCACCCGTGTCCAAAGCGTCCAAAACCTTATGTCGGACACCTCTGCTTTAAAGGCTCTTTGGACGCTATCTACGGATGGCATCCTGTACGACCTTTGGGTTAACCAGGACGAGGAGGGTATGCACCAGCGTAAGTACGGCAATTTGATTGAATACACCGTATTTGTTATGCTACCCCCCGCCCCTTGACACCTCGCTAATTCCAAAGAACAACTATGGCAATCGCTATCGAATACGGTGTAGCCCTTTTTTACGGGCTTCGTGACAAGACTTCCATCACCTATATGGTCGTCCAGTCTGATGACATTTCCCAGTCATTCGCACTTGATGTTGAAGTCGCAGACGAAGATGGCCGCACGATTACCGATCACCTTGATGACCGCCGCAACGAAGTTACCCTTGACGGCGTTCTGAAAGAGTCTGCCTCAATTCCTACAAACGGCGTTCAGTTTACCTATGATGGTGTCCAATATATCCTCAAGTCGATTGACGACAAAGGTTCCAACAAGGACTACCGTAAGGTCACCGTAAAAGGTATCAAGTACCAGGAAATCGCCTAAAGAGGCGGCATCCACGAATGGATGCTCGTTACCTCAAGGCCACGACCACGCTTCCCTCGGATGTAAAAGTCTGCGGGAAGCGGTTGCTTCCTTTCTGCCTACGGCATCGCATGATGCTTATGGCCATCGACAGCCCTTTCCTGGACATCGGCAAGCGTGGATTTACAGCCACCGATGTAATCAAGGCCGTAAGAATACTATCAACTTACGAAAAGAAAGGCATCAACGCACCAATCAACTTCATGGAGAAATGGCATATGATCGTGCTTAACTCCAATAGAAATAAGTTGGCCCGTGAAGTTGGACGCATTATTGGTGTTATCACAGAGTCTTGCTCTTACCCCAAAATGTGGTCAAAGGAGAAGGGCGTGAATAAGGAGAACATCCCGTGGGTGCTGTCTTGTGTGGCAAACAATGTTCGGAACGGTTGTACGCTTGAAGAATCATGGACAATGCCCGAAGGTGAAGCCGTATGGATGTCCATTTCCCACGCCATATACAACGGTTCCAAGATTGATGTCCTATCGACCGATGACGAAGATATGCTCGATAAGTTCGACAGCATCATCAACCGCTTTAAAGAAGCAACTCCTAGAAACTAATGGCCTCTGAAATCGTAGTCACAGTCGGTGCAGATACCACCCAGTTGGAAAAGGGTTTGCAGGATGTATCCAAGCAAGGCAGTAAGGCGTCCACGCAATCCACTTCCTTTGCGTCCATCCTTGGTCGTGCGTACGGTATCGGCCAGATGTTAATGTCGGCAATTACGCCTATCTTTGACTTCATGTTGAAGTATGCGGAGAAGGCCCGTGAACTTCGCAATATGTCCGTGGCTACTGGTATGCCGACCGAGCAACTCCAAAAATGGAATGTAGTGGCACAGAACTCTGGCATGAGCCTGTCCACGCTTTCGCACTCGATGGCCGAGTTCAACAAGAAGATGGGCGAAGCCAAGATCAAGGGTTCCGAGGCCAATTCTGCACTTACAAAGTTGGGCTTTGGACTAAAGGACATTGGTAAGGAAAGTTTAAGATACGAAGATGCACTTTACGCACTTGCCGATGCACATAAGGCTGGTACAGATAACGCCACCTTGATGCACTATGGCACGCAGTTATTCGGCTCGTCTTTCGAGCAGATGCTTCCCTTGGTCAAGCAGGGTTCTGGAGAACTAAAGAAACAGTTGGGTAATGTTGCAACAGCCGAAGAAGAAAATGCCCGTGGTTCGGCTCGTTTTGCAGATATGATGACACGGGTTGGTGCCATTCTTGAATCGGCATTTATCGACATTGTGGGGACTATGCACAACCTGGGGGAAGGACTTGCTGATGCTATTGATAATTTTGCGAACAGCGTTTGGTACAACTTTAAAGGATGGTTTGTTGATCGTGGACAAATGTTAAAGGATGCCGCCGAAGCCACATACAAAAATCGCTCAAGTGGTCATACAAAAGAGGAAGATGAAGCATATTACGATGATTTGGCCTGGAGGTATTCTATGGATGCTGATGAAAAGAAAATCTTTTTGGACAGAATCAAAGAACTTCAAGGCGGTGCCGATGGCAAGAAACTCTCTCCGCTTGGCCTGTCCGAAGCCCAAGGTGCATCATCGCTCCAGCAGATGGGCGGCGGCGACATCGTTTCAGCCATAGCCTTTACTCCCTTGGAACGCATCGCAACAGCCACGGAACAGACTGCGGAAAATACCACTCCCCAGTTGGCTACCCCAAAAGAGGAAATCCAAATCTACCGCAACACCGCACTCGGATACTAATCTATGCCAATCGACACTTCTATCAAATACGGGAACGATCTGGAATCACCAGTAGTTCAGCCAGGATGGTCTGTGGACTCGGACGGCTTTGGTATGCTTCAGTCCACCGTCAAGTTTAAGTGGGCGAAGATTTACACCGCACAGTTTCCCAACTGGTTCCATCGTGGCCGTTCCCACCCTTCTGACGATTACTCGCAACTCAAGTTGTTTAAGGCAACGATGACCGAGGAAAAGGGACAGGTCGTAAGCATCGTGGCAGAATACTGCGGACTTGCTACCAATGGTGGTGGCGAGTCTGGAACTGATTATAATGGCCGTGGTTACAGCGACCCACAGATTATGATGACTGGTGCGGCGGCGGCAGAGAGCATCCAAGCCCACCCAAACTTTATTACTATAAATGCCCTAAACTGGGGCGATGTACCACCACTTGCTGGACACCCGCCTGCCCTTGGTGGTTTTGACAGCAACCTTACCACCAACCCAAATCGTGCGGCGTGGACTCCAAAGGTGGCTGGGGGTGGCCTTATCAATAACTGTCAGTTCATCGGTTTCTTGCCCAATCAAGACCCAACCGATGAAACCCCAAATCTGAAGGCTGGAATCAAATCCTATTACAAGCCGCAGATGACGCTTCGTGTGCTTATTTACTTCACGGAAGAAGAACAAGCATTAGATCGTGCCTCCATTGTTGGGTTTGTCACAAACGGTGGTGCTTATTACTTGCCAGAAGCATACAAGGCTTTTGCGTATAGTTCTAGCCCATATGCTGGTACCTTTAATTACACCGATCCTTGGACTGAAAAAATCCATAAATCTTTCCTTGTTACCAATGCGTCAGTCGAGCGTTTTGGGGCACTCTGGAAGGTGACCGCTGACCTCATGCTTTCTGGTCTTGGCGGCTGGGATAAGGATGTCTATATCGACAGTTCTTTAGGATAATGCCACGCTCAATCGGAGGATTTAATTCATCTACCTACGGTTCGTTTGGTACGGGACAACCTATCTCGGCTGGAGCCATGAACCGCATGGCCATCGCTGTGGACAGGGCGTCCACTATGATGTCCCAGGGCATTGATTTTAGGTCATCCAATAATGGCGTTGCATACAGTAGTTCACAGGAAGTTGTAAGCGTTCAGTCTTATCCACCGTTCACGGTATTTCTTGATTCAGTAGATGGAATAACCGTAGTGCGTGTATCAGCAGGGTCGGTCAATAGCGTCATCCCACTTATCAACGGGACTATTATGACGGGCGTCTATACTCCCCTCACGGCCCCCTTATCCGCTGGAACATATGTAGTGGCCATCAAGTGCAAGGCAGACCCAGCCCCAGCCTTCTTCCCGTTAATTAATTCGGAGATTGTGGTGATTGCTTACCCTACTACCGACACGGACACCGAAGGTTACATCGCCTTGTCCGTACTAACGGCTACTTCTGGGACGGGCGGTACCATCTCCTTTGGCCTTAATCAACTTGTCTCTGGTAGCCTTACCGCCGAGCGTCACAAGTATTCCGCCCCCAACACGGCATCGTATTATTACTACCGTGTATGATCGAGATTACCAAGCCGTGGCGTAGGACTCCTTTTTATATTGGAGAAACAAACCAATATAACGGAGACGGAACTAATAACGCAGGAATCGTTGACCCTGTTTTTACCAACCTAAAGGCAGATTGCCCAACTCAATTAGGTTTCATGCTTGGTGGGTCGGCTACGGTTTATAACTCATACACGGATTCTGTCACCACATATACAAGTCCAACTGATTACGAAACGGTTGATACGCCACGCTTTGAAATCACCGTTTTAGAGGGTGACTATGCCAATGCCCCGTGGGTAGGTCTTGCGGTAGAAATGAGGGCTGAACTTCAGACCGATGTAACTACATATATCGGGGGGGTGTGGGATACCACCACCACCTATTCCTACCTTAACTACACCTACAACCTAACGGCGGCTAACTACATCCCTAGCCCTACCGACCCTAACTTTTTTCCACCCAATCAGTATATTACCCCTTGGGCTTCTACCCCCCCAGGGCCGTCCTATACCTCATACAAGTACGAGGACTTGGGAGGTGGGGACTTTAGGATTACCATAGGCTTTATTGTATTTGCACCCAACAGGTGGAACTACATCTCGGTCGTTCCTGGTGACTTTGAGGTAGGTTGACATTGGGCTAATTCCAAAGCCCTATGGCTACTCCTACCTTCAGTTTTACCAAGGGTTCGACCCTAACGATTTCTGGGGTTTATACCCAGTCCAGCCCTGCCGCCCCAGCCAACTTGGACGGCATCGACCTTTATTGCACAGTTCGTGACTCCCGTTTTAACGATTACCCCTTGGTGGTAACCAAAGACAGCCCAACCGAGTTTTCGATGTTTTACGCCAATACCGATGATTGGCATTGGGGCATGGGGTTTATGGATATGTTGTTTGTGTCTAATGGGATCGCCATCTATTCGGAGACGGTAAATGTGGTTATCCTTAACAATGTAACCAAGAACATCTATACCTAATGGCTATCACCCTTACGATCTGCGAAGCGGCAAACATCGCCGTAAATCCAGTAGTCCCAGCGGTAGTTGTCATTAACCCGTCCTTGCCGTCCATCTCGGCTACCGTGACGGTTGGCAGTACCACGACTGGGGCACCAGGCTCCAACGCCCTTGTGGTCAACGCTGGCACGCCTTACGCCGCCATCCTAGATTTCACCATTCCCCGTGGAGATCAAGGAATCCAAGGAATCCAAGGAATCCAGGGCATCCAAGGGATTCAAGGCCAGAAGGGGGACACGGGCGACAGCGGCGTGGCCTTTGCCACGGCACCTCTAGCCTACAACTCTGGCACCCAGACCATCAGCATCGACCTGTCGTCCTATGCTACCCAGTCCTTCGTAACCTCGCAGGGGTACATTACCATCTCTGCCCTTACTCCCTACCTTACCTCGGCTACGGCGGCGGCTACTTACTACCCCCTTACCAACCCTGCGGGGTATATCACCGTATCAGCCTTGTCGGGCTACGCCACCGAATCTTGGGTCACCTCGCAGAACTACCTTACATCGGCTGACCTTACTGGCTACGCCACGGAATCGTTTGTAACCAGTCAAGGTTACATCACGGATGCCCCTTCTGACGGATACGGGTATGTTCGTAAAGATGGGGCTTGGGCTTACTCCCCAAAGTTTTACCAATTAGATGTCGGTACACATACTTCACTCACATCTGGTCAGTACCTACTTAATGATGGGTCTTTCGTAACCAACATCACCGCCGCTGACATCTCTCTTACCGACACGCTAGGTGCTGGTTTGACGCTGAATAATGTTGGTATCGTATTCCCAGACCTTTCGACCCAGACAACGGCTGGCATTTCATCGGCTACGGCGGCGGCTACCTACGCCCCTATTGCGGCGGCTGTCCTTGTAGGTGGATCGACTGGCCAAGTCCTTACCAAGACCAGCGGTACGGATTATGCCCTGTCTTGGGAAACTCCTGTCATTGGAGATCGTTATCTGACTTCATCGACTACGAGCAACACCGTAAGCAACGGGAACAAGACTTTTACGATTGGAACGGGCTTGTCGTACACGCCTACCCAGAACATCACGATTTCGTACGACTCCTTAAACCATATGCATGGCGAGGTGTTGACTTATAATAGTGGTACGGGCGTGTTGACCGTGGACATTAACAATCACACGGGGTCTGGTACCTATTCGTCATGGGTCGTTAATGTCGGCGGCGTTACCCCTGCGACCTCGGTGGCTTGGGGTGCCATCACGGGAACGCTCTCGTCACAGACTGACCTCAACACGGCTTTAAGCGGCAAAGCACCCCTGGCTAGTCCGACCTTTACGGGAACGGTTACCATTCCGTCTGGGGCTTCTATCTCTGGGTTTGCTCCCCTTGCTTCCCCGACCTTTACGGGTACCCCGACCCTTCCGACTGGCACAATCGGCACGACCCAGACGGCTGGCGACTCGACCACGGCCCTCGCTACCACGGCCTTCGTCACGACGGCAAACAACCTAAAGGCGAACATCGCCAGCCCGACCTTTACGGGCGATGCTAGGGCGGTAACGCCTTTGCTTACGGACAATGATACAAGCATCGCCACGACCGCTTATGTAAAGGGTCAAGGTTACCTTACCTCGGCTACGGCGGCATCGACCTACCTTACCTCGGCAACGGCGGCTTCAACCTACTACCTCCAGACTAACCCGTCTGGCTTCATTTCTGACGCCCCTAGCGACAGTAATCAATACGCTCGATACAACGGAACTTGGGCTGTAGTCAGCGGTGGTGGTGGTGGCGTTGCTTGGGGTGCAATAACTGGCACGCTTTCATTGCAAACGGATTTGCAGGGTGAACTAGACCTCAAGGCAAACCTTTCTGCCCCGTCCTTTACTAGCGGCATTACTGTGGACGCTACTGGGATCACCTTTAGCGACTCGACCGTCCAGACAACGGCGATTGCGACTGGCCCTGCTGGGGCTAACGGATTGAACGGGGCGATGAATTACTTGGACATCGTAACGATGACCTCGTCATCGGCTGGCTACTATGAAAGCGGTGGCGGATGGTATGCGTACTATGGGTTTATGAACACAGGCGGTGGCTGGTTTTACAATAAACTTAACGCCTCTGGTGTAACCTTTAAATTATACATCAACGGTATCTACGACAGTTCTGGTACTGGTGCCTATAATTATATGTCTGCATTTGGCACTCTAGTTACTACTCCTGTATCTGGTGATGTGATTACTATATTCATCTCTGACGGCGTTGGTGATGCAACCATTCCACTCGTAACATACACTTACTAATGCCTATCTCCAAACGATATGAGAAGGACGGTTTTGCGGCCTTACTTTTTGATGGTAACAAAAATACCCCTACCGTGTTCAGCGTTAAGGCAAACCAAACCTACAACGCCACAGGCTTGACGGTGGTCTTTGCCGAAACCAAAGCCGCCCTTCTCGCCCTCATCGCCGCCAAGGGTTACACCGTTGTTCCCATTTCCTAATATGTCCTACGCTATCCTATTCATTATTGGACTCCTCATCGGCTTTACCGCTGGGTTGCTTGTGTACCGAAAGCATATCGATAAACTCAAAGCCGCCGAAGGCAAAGGTAAGTCTATCTTGGATGCCCTCAAGGGTAAGTAATTAAAGCCAGATGCGTCTGGCTTTAATAGCGGTCGGTCTTATTATAGTTGGTTGCTCCACCACGGGCACCGATGGTACTGGAACCGCTACGCCCCCTGTCGATGAGTTTGCCAAGGTCGGCGAGCAAATCGACAAGGCTGATGCCCGTGTGTCGGCTGGCGTCCAGGTTGCCCGTAACGCCAATGCCCTAGGTAAACCAGCCGTGGTCGAAAAGGAACTGGCGGTGGTAGCCTCCTACCTCCCAGCCCCCGATCCCCACAATCTGGGCTACATTTCCAATCGGGTAACCCGCAACGACCCCGAGGAGTATAAGCGAGCGATGGAGGCTGGGGCAAAACTGCTGGCCGCTATCGAAACCAACTGGGCCAAGGCCGAAGCGGACGCCTCCAAGAACAAGGTCGCCTTGGACGCCGCTAACGCCCAAGTGGTCGAATTGACCGCCGAGGTGGAGAGGGTCAAGACCGAGGGCATCCGAAACGCCTTCACCGTGGCCGCTGGAGCCTGTTTCCTTGCCGCCCTTGGTCTTGCCATCCTCGGACAGTACCTACGGGCTGGTGGGGCATTTGTGGTGGGTTCTTCCATCGCAGGGCTACCTTACCTTTTCGCCTCCCCCTATTTTGTCCCAGGGGTAGCCATTACCATAATCAGCACTATCGTAATTTGGTCTTTTGTCTGGTGGTTCAAACGCCCTAAAACCTATGACCCGCCCAAAGACCCCAAAAACTAAAGTTGTTTGGAGGAAGTTAGGAAAAGAGAAAGCATGGGGACAGGCTACTTGCGATCCCTCACGGCCCACCATTGAAATAGACCCACGCCTGTCGCCAAAGCGTGAGTTAGAGGTTCTGTGCCACGAGCAACTGCACCTTTCCCTGCCCGACCTTTCCGAGTCTCAAATCGACCGCCTAGGCAAAGAGATGTCCCGCACCCTCTGGTCGCAGAACTTTCGCAGAGTCCTCCTAGGAAAACACAAGACCCCCGTTAAAATAAGCAGATGACCGCCGAAACTTTTTGCACGACCATCGTACCAGGCGTTGCGTCCTTGGCTTATTTATCTGCGGGTATCGCCAACTTATTCACAAAGAATTACCCGCTGGCAATTATGTGGCTGTGCTATTCGACCGCTAACATCTGCCTCCTACTTTCGGTCGCCCGCAAATGAGTCCCCCCGCCCCGATTGACCCAGAAAGCATCCCCAAGGAAATCAAGGACGGGGCAATAGCATCCATCCTCGGATCGCTTGCCATGACTGCCCGACTACTCCTACACACGGGGCCAGAACCTGTCACCATCTTCTGGGTCATCCGCCGTGTGTCCGTAGCCGCCATCGTAGCCGCCTTTGTGGGCTGGGGCATCCAAGAACATATTGCCTCCGCTTCTCTGCGTATGGCCGTCATCGGTGCCTGCGGGTACGCCGCCCCAGAGGTGGCAGACTATGTTCTCAAATATATCAAAGCCCGTGGCGAGGCCGAGGTGTCCAAGGTGACCAAGCAAAATCCCAATGGCAAAAAGCGTCCAGCCAAGCGAAAGTGAAAAGAGCCTGTTCTTGGCGGTTGTTATTCTGACCGTCATCGCAGGCATTACCGCTTTTGCCGCCGCCTGGATTTGCGACTATGTGCTGTCCGTTTTCGGCAATAGCCAAGCGATGGCGTTGATCATCGTGGACGGGGGCAAGCAGATGAAGTCGGACGATGCCACTCTAGAGAAGCAACTTACCACCGCCACCCTTGCCCTTCAAACAGTCCGTGACCTAGGCTGGGCTTTGGCAGTCGGGTGCGTAGGCGTAGCCATAGCGGTGGCTTTACGGTTCCGCAGGCGTTAAGCCTTCGTGCCCTCGTAGAATAGGGCGGCACCAATCTTCTTTGGCTTAATGATGCCGTTCGTAACCATCGCCTTAATGACCGCTTCAGCCTGGTCTTGTTGAAGGCTAAACTCCCTCGTCAGTTCGTCCAGCAACGCCTTTCGGCTCAAGGTAGGCTTGGTTGAAAAGTGAGCGTACTGCTGGCCTACTTTCAGCAACTCAAAAGCCTCCATAGTGGGAGCGACTTCCCATAGCACCTTATGGTCGGCGTGCTTTAACTTGATAGACAAGGTAGGCTTGCCATCCACAGTCCGCATCCCAGCCAACTTGCCACGCTTCGTAAGGTTAAAGGAGAAGATAGGCTTTTCCTTGGACTCACGGCGGACGCTGATGATCGCTCTAGCCCAGTTCACTAATTCAGAACTTCCTAGGCCGCTATATGCCATGTCCGAGATTGTCTGCTCATCCGTGGTTTCCTTGGGCTTGGGCTTACCTTCATGGTGAATGAATACCATGATGCACCCCGTCTCTTGCAACACGGGCTGGATAAGGTTGCGGAGGAAGTGCGAGCAAACCTCTTGCTTGGACAAATCACCCCCCACATAGGACAGCAAGGGGTCTGCCACCAGGACATCCAGTTTCAGCCGCACGATAATCTTACGGCACAAATCTACGAAGTCTTTACCCGTCTTGCTGGCTTCGGTGAAGAAGCGGAGGTTTTCACGGCATAAATCCCGTTCACTACTGGTAAGGCACATCCCAGATGACACTCCTTGGAAAGCCTCCGCAAGATCGCCCATATCGCACTCTGCTTGGACAACGCCAATGCGGAGGGGTCGAATGACAGGAATCCCGAACAGTTCCCGTCCCACCGCCCATGAAGTCGCCATTTGCATGACAAACGATGATTTTCCAATACCAGACTGGCCTGTAACAAGAAGGCTTCCACCTCGACAAAGGTACCGACCATGACCAATGACATGGTTCGGGTCGTTCTTGGTATCGTAGGTTTCGAGCGTGTCGGTTCGGATTTCGTCTGGAAAGTCTTGCCCTTCCCGCCAAGCGGTGAAGGAGTCCCAGTCCTCGGCCCCGACATTGAAGGCGAGGATGCGTTGTTCTTTGTCGCCACGCTTGACCCCACCGAGGCGGCTCCAGCGAGACGGGTTTTTGTTTTGCGGGTCGGGTTCATGGTCGGAAAGGTATTCATAGACTGCGGTGCGGCGTTCTTCCCATTGGGCTTTGTCGGCGGCGTCCACCTTGACCCAGGCGTGAATGGATTTGCCGCCCGAGTCCACCAAAAGGCTGATGGGAAGGTTGGACTGCTGGAAGATCGCAAACTGCTCCTCCTTGGACTTCTTGTCGAACTCGACCAGAACATGGCGGTAACAGGCCACGGCGTTGTCCGTACCCGTGTAGTCGTCCTTGGTAAAGGGGTTGATGCGAATCCATGCCCCCTGCTCGGACTCGGCAAAGTGCTTGCCCTGCTTGGCATCTGGGCCGAAAAACTTGGACAGCCACTCGGCTCGGGTAATGAAGATGCCCTTGGAGGCTGGGAACCATTTGCCGTCCTCCGTCTGCCCAGCCTCGTTGGTGATGCAGACCACATCCTCGTCCTTAAAGCAGTTAAGCAAGACATCCGCCGTGTTGTAAGGCGTCTGGGCATCTACCATGCCTGCAATCACCGTAGGGTCGAACACGAAGCGACCATTGGCACCCACCTTGCGTTCCTTGCCTGCGTTCAGCCAGCCCTTGGGCTTCTCATGAGGCTTGACGAAGGCATCGTTCAACTTGTGGCGGAGTTCCTTCTCGCCCCAGGGCGGGGAACAATGGGAGGTGTTCCACTCGTTAAGCAGGAACCAGGCGTCATCGTAGCCAAGGTCAAAGCCATTGGCTAGTATGCTGGCCGCACGATAAGTGGCTGGGTGCCCGCCTTGGCCTGCCGTGGCGGGAGGAAGTTTGCCAAGGTACGCCCTGGCTCCCGTGATGCGATCTTGAAGGGTCATTTGACTTGAGTGTAGGACACCTTGAAGCCGTTGGGTGCAAGGCTGACGATGTTATACTCAACCCACTCTGTCGCCGTATCCCAATCCCATTTGTGCATCTTCATGCACACCGTAATGAGAAGGTAATAGTTGTAGGTGATGCAACCGTCCTTGCTTGTGCGGACGATGGCTTTCTTGAAGTCCTTGTGAGGCTCCAGTTTAATATGTTGTTTCATGGTGGGTGGAGTTCTGACTTTGCCACTCCCCACCCCCGTGTCAACCGTAGAAGTTCAACTTCATCAACCGACCTTTAGCCAACTGTCGCAGGCGAACCATCTTCACCAATTTTTTCTTCACGGCTTCCTTGATGATGATCTCCGTGTTCGTCCGACCCATCTTCCAAAGTTTGGCGTACTGGGCAACGCTCATGTAGCCCTCGGGTACGACATCGACCGCCCCCTTGCGTTGACGATAGACTTCCTCAAGTAACCTCTGTGCCTTTACAGCGGGATTTTCCATTGGTCGGTGCCATCGTGGATGTGAAGGGTAGGGTACAGCGAGTTGTCCGTGTATTCCCCATAGACGAAGCCCTGTGACCACCCCAGCGTGCTACGGCGGGTGTTGGCGTACTCAAGCGACCCCTTGCGGGTCAGCGTGCCCACGGAGATGCCCTGGGCGGCGTTGTAGGTGCGACCCATCTGGATGCTGGCCTTATGGGTATGGGCAAAGATGACATTCCCGTACATCTCCGCCATGTCACGGGCCGAGTTCTCATTGTAAATTGTTCCGTGGGTAAACTTGTAATTGGCCAACTGATAGACTTGCCACACCCCAGAATACGGGATGAGTTGGGCGTGCAATTTTAAGCAGGCCACCTCAATGGCTTCGATGCTTGTCTGTGCCGCCATCGCCCGCAGTTGATTGTTGCTGTGGCGATCACGCCAAAGACGGGCTTCGTGATTACCAGCCAGAACAACGGTGCAACGCAAGCGGTTCAAGAAATCAATGCCCCCCATTAGGTCGGGCTTGATAGGGTCGCCTTCGCCACCAGCACTTCCCATGAACGGGGACATATCGGTGAAGTCACCCAGGTGTATCATCTCATGGGGCTTAAAGGACTCACGGAACTTGACGACAGCCTCGACCGCCAGCGGGTCAGCGTAGATGCCGTGGGAACACCCAACGGCCATGAACCTTCGATAACCTTTGGTAATGTTAGCCACGGAGTTTAGACACAACTTTGAATTGGTAGTTTGGGATGCTTGTGCCCTTGCGTGGTGCCACCTCGTCAACAGCCAAAAGGATGTCAATGGCCTCCTTTGGCGAGAAGGTGGCGTGGGTATTCCTACCGACCGCTTGGCCGAGAATACGCCGCAACAGGCTCAACCCGTTGGTGTACCGCTTGCCCCTAACTCTTTCGGGCTTTTGGTACCACGGTAGGGGGGAGGTTGGTGGGATAGAATCGGGTGAACTTTTTTGCATGGAGTTGCCAGTAATGGATGGGTTTGTTTTTGATGTGTGGGTAAACTTCAGAAAGCCATTTCCAGAGACGATGATCCCAGCAGAACCAGTTGCCGCCTTCCATGTGGTCGGCCACGAACTCTGGGTTCTCGACCTTGCCGTTCTCATAGACGGCAAACAGGGCGTGCTTGGGTACCTTATCTCGGTAGGCTTGTAGTGCAAGTGGCGGTTGGTTCATTTCTTTTCGTAATAACCAATTTGTCCAAAGAACTCGTCACGCATACGGCGGGATTCTATAATGTCGGTGGACATCCTGCGGTGCTTGCGGACGCCTTTCTCTTTCCACATAAGGTACCAATATAATGAGGTTTTCATTAAATTACGATTCGGGTTGTTATGAATCTTATTGTAGTAGCCAGCGTCCTCAATGGGTGGTTCGCCAAAGCCGACATTCATAAGGGACACCAATCGGTTGACGGGCAGGCCGAGCGACCTGGCACGATCATCAAGGCTTTGGCAATACTCGGCGGTGGCCAGGTTGCCGTGAATAGGGTATTGAGTGGACATGGTTAAGGTTGTTTAGGGGAATCGACACCTTTGTTCTGATATGTCGATTTAAGTTTGTCGAGTTCTTTACGAAGTTCAAGGTTCTCGTCAGTCAGACGCTCAATTCGGTAACGGTTTTGAACGGAATTATAGCGGTACCTGGCAATAATTTCAGCCAATTCTTCGGGGGTTAGGTCGGTCATTTTAATTTTAGTCCAAGATTAAAGTCATGGTTAATGCAATAAACAGTACGATACCTAAACCCGTAAGTCTTGGTAATCTCACGGACTGTCATGCCTTTCTCTGCGGCCTCAAGAACAGCGTGCTTAATGTCGCCATAAGGTCGCTTAAGGACTACATACTCAAACTTGAGTCCAAGCCTGTACGCACAGTTATGGACGGCTGGTCGGGAGAGTCCATGTTTCTCTGCGATCTGCTTCTTGGTAAGACCTTGCTTGTAGCCCTGGATGACCACCTCTCGAGTCTTGCCGTACCCAAGCGTATTTGAACCTGTATTCCTCACGACTGCTTGCCCTCCTTGGCGGCGTTCCAGTCCTTTGCAATAGTCGCATAGGGTGGATATGGCATATTAGCAGAGGCACATTTAAGCATCAAATCCCCTGCCCGTTTAAGGCTTTCGACCTCGGCCTTGAGGCGGGCGTTCTCCTCACGCTCGGCTCGCAACAGTCGGGAAGTAGGGTTGGTCATCAGAGACTCCACCTCGGCCTTAAATCGGTCAGCCATAGACTTTAAATCAGTCACCTCGGCCTTGAGGTGGGTATTCTCCACCGCCAGCGTCCAGACAACACCATCGGATTTCTCAAGGTCGGCTTGGGAGTTCACCCACAGTTGATAATGGCGATCTGATTCCTCCCGCACCAACTTGTTTTCGGATTGGAGCCGTTCGTATTCCTCTGACGGCACAGCCGTTACAAATGATGACGCACGAAGCCTCTCCAACTCGGCTTGTGCCTCGTCCAGTCTAAATCGTAATACTCCGATTCGGCTCATAGCCGCATCCATTTCTTGGTCGTGGTTACTCATGGTGTTATTTAAGTTTATATGCCACATTGGGGCGGTTTGTAAAGGTGTTTTTTCCAGCCATACGCCAGTCGGCACCAATGGCCTGGCTTGCCTGCGTCACCGTCAACTTCAAGGCGTTGCCAATACCGAACTGACGCAACTTGCGGACTTGCTTTACCGTGGCCAAGCCCAGACGCTCCCGAGCCTGCAAGCGACCGATCATCCATGAAGCCTGCGAGGTGGTCACGCCCTTGGCGTAAACTTTGTGGCGGTTGAGTTCAGCCTCTTGGCCAGAAGTCATTAAAGCCTCGTCCTTACCCGTAGGAGGCAGGATGAACCCGAAACAGGCACAAGCCACGGACAGGTCGATGAAACCCATCTCACGGGCGTCCTTGGCCTGCTGGCGGCGTTCCTCCTTGGCGATGCGTTCAATCATACGCTGTTCAGCCGACTTGTCCTGCATTTCGGCCTCGGCCATCGGGTCGTGCCCACCCTCAACCAAGCGACCCTTGGCTCCTGGGAACACCGTAAAGGCGTCCGAAGGCTGGAAGGAGTTTTCCCCCGAAATCCACATGGGGTCAAGGATAAGGCAGTCCGTCTTGCCTTCCGCCGTCCGCAGGCCACGCCCAATCATCTGCACCCACAAGGCCCGAGACTGCGTAGGACGCAACAGCACCACGCAATCGGTTTCGGGGGCATCGAAGCCTTCCGTGAATAGGTTGACATTACAAAGCACTTTCGTCTCGCCCGTCTTGTAGGAGTTGATGGCATACGACCGCATATAGTCGTGGGTCGTGCCGTCCACATGGGACGCAGGGCATCCACGCTTGTTCAGCAAAGATACCAGACGCTCGGAGGTTTCCACATCGGGAAGGAAGGCGATGGCCTTCTTGCGATCCCAACGCTTCATCTCGTCCACGATGCTGTCAGCAATCGCTTCCAGAGGATGGTCGTAGCCTTTAAGCAGGATGTTGGACAGTTCCACGGGCATCTTGTAGGCCAACGGACGGACGAGGTGCCCTTGCTCAATAAGCGTACGGATGGCGATTTCGTAAGCCTGGACGAACCCGACTTCCTCAATCTTCTGTCTGTCCATGCGGTCTGGCGTAGCCGTCACCGCCAACTTTGGCCCCGTGAACACGCTGGAAAAGTTAGCCCAAGACGATGCCACCGCATGGTGGGCTTCATCGAACACCACCAAGGCGTCACGCTTGTCGGCGTCCGAGATGTCAGCAAAGTCACGCTGGAACACCGACAGCACTTTACCACGCACGCCGAACTTACCCATCGTGCCTTCCGCCTGCTCCAGCAGTTCGTTGCGGTGGGCCACAAAAAAACAAGCCTTGGTCGGGTTGTCCAACTGCCAGCGTCTCATAATCTCGGAAGCGATGACAGTCTTGCCAGCACCAGTTGGTGCGATCACCAGCGGGTTGATGCCTTTCGCCAAGTGCGAACAGGCGGAGGTGACAGCGGCTTCTTGGTAGTCTCGGAGTTTCATATGTGGTGGTATTAAAGAACCTACACCCACAACCATCCCACGCAAGCACAAAAAAGGGGGGCACTTGCCCCCCCGTAACAACGATATAGAAAAGCCTTTAAAACGCTCCTGGGCCGTTCGGGAGGCGGCGGAAGAAGGAAGCCTCATACAACTTCTTCTTCTGGCCGTCCTTTTCGTACTCACGCTCGGTCACGACCACGGTAAGGTGGCGACCCTTGGAACGGGTAGAAATACGCTCAAGGAACGCTTCGTCCACGCTGATCTCCCCAGCCTCCACATATTCCTTAATCTCGTCATCGGTGGCCGTAGCCGCCATGAAAGACTCAAGGCCAATGTGGTTGCCGTTGCGGTCGGGCTTGGCGTAGATGACGCCGCTGGTCGCTTCGCCACCTTCCGTCACGAAGGTGAACTTGGCGTAGTAGTCGGCGTTTTTAGTGTATTTGGCCTCAAAGCCACGGACGGTGACTTCGTAGGTGCCAGCCTTGGAAATCCAGTTCGTGGACTCTGCGGCTTTTGGGTTGAATGACTTGATGCTCATGGTGTTTTGTTTGGGGGAAAATTAGGACTCCTCGTTAAAGAACGCCCACTTTGGCAGGCTGATCGTTTTGGGTTCCTTGGAGTACCCTGGCCAGTTGTTATAGAGGGAACACTCTCGGTAGGTCAAGCACGCACTCGTCATCATTCGCTTGCCAGACTCAAGTGCCGCTTCATCAAGGCTATACACAGCCCATTCAAAAGGATTCTTCTTCTCTACGGCCACAAAGTAAAACTCCTTGGCACCCGTCATCTTCATGTAGAAGGCGGCTTGTAGGTGGTATTTGTATTTGGCCACATCCTTGGAGAAGGCATCAGCCGATGCGTCCATAGTGGTCTTGATGTCCACCAGGATAGAGGTGGAGCCGTTAGTCAACACTAGGTCGGGTCGTCCCTTGATGTTTACGCCCTCATGCTTGCCCGTCACGACTTCTTCTTTCATGCGTGCTAGTTCACGGCCATTGGCGATACTCTCGATGCCTGCTTGGGCAGACTCCGCAATCGCCATCACCTCGTCCATCTCGTCCTTTTTAAGACACTCCTCGCCAGCCTTTAGCGTAGCGGTAAAGGCTTCAAAGATGGCCTTACCCTCCTTGGTGCGGCGATCACACTCTGGCATAAGCCGTACGGTGCGGTCGAACACTTCTGGTTCCAACGAAGCCAGATGGACGAGACGGCCTAACTTCAAGGCTGGCGTCTCCTCACGGACTTCATCGAGCCACGCCTGGTAATGGGCTGGGCTAACGAGGATTTGCTTGGCACCCGAATAGTTGAGTGCCTTCATTTCATTATAGTCAGTATGACTCATGGTAGGGAAATTATTTGTTGTTCCAGTCGGTGATGACCTTGAT